CATGCACGCCAGCCTTCGCTGTATCGATAAATGGCCAATGCTGAACGCATGTTGTGTTCTAAATCAAACAAATCGTCGCATGTTCTGATTAGGCCGTGTGCCTGCAAATATCCGTTTGGCCAGTAACGCGATGGTTTGCACCAAAATTGATTGATTTGCATAACACCGTTTGATCCGCCATTTGGGTCGGTTGCGTTAAACGCGTCAGGTTGGCATCGTGATTCACGATAAGCAACAGCGACAACTGTGGCCAGTTCATGTTCAGGAAATCCGACATGTTTAGCCATGTTAAACACCGCGCCACAAGCGTCAGGTTGCGTTATAGGCGTGGTTTGGACGGTTGTGGTAGGTAATGGCGCAGGCTGTTCTAGACCCTGCCAAACCGTGATCGGCGCTGGTTGCATTTCTTGTGCAGTTGGCGCTGGCGGTTTTGCCAACATAAATATTGACATGGCGCTAATAAATAGCGATATGGCTGTTTTGGTAATAAGTGTCATGTAGACCTACTTTCTCGGTAGGTCAACCAGCCTAGACAGATTGCGGTGCGGCTTTCGGTGATGGGCCAAAAACCGCGCTAAATGCCTGTTTTACAGCCTCAGGGTCATGCGCTAAACGCGGTTCTATTTCGACATGCCACCAATCGCCAGTCTCAAATTTGCCAGCCTGCCATGTGCCACGATCACATTTCCAACTGCGTGTCAACGCGTAATCGATCACAAGTTGAATGCCTAGCGTGTCAGCGTTTTCTAGCAATTTGTTCATGTATGCCAACGATATTTTGCGGCCGTCTTGCCGTCCGCGATTGTGTTGTGCCTGCCATCTGTAAGACAAATCTGTTGCGAGACCGCGCGCATGATTGCTAATAATTCCAGGTTTGCCGCGAACATCGCGATTGACGAATGTGCCGTTGTTCCATAACGATCCGTCAGAATGTTTGCAACACAATTCGACCCATTTGTTTGTACCAGCCAACGCCGATGTCACGACTGGCTGTTTTGTGACAATGTACGGTTTAGTCATCTGTCGAAATTGTTTTGTTTTTTATGCCGTTTGACGCAACAAGGCCCGACAATGTGCCAGTTAAAAACACAACGATTGTCGACATCAAATCTATAAACGCTGCGTCGTTTGGTGATTGTTCTAGCGGTTGCGATACAAACAACAGGCCCCAAATCATTCCTAACACAATCAAACTGAACACGATTGCCAATAACACGCCCACAGTTACAACCATGCGTGCATGTAATTCGTTTGGTGTATATCGATGGCGGTTCATGGTGTTATGCCGCATCGATCAGGCACATTGCAAATAAGCGCGCGCACGCTTGGTTTGTCGTTGTTGTCGCGTGTTGTTTCGCAGGCGGTCAGCACAATAAGAAATGCCAAACTAGCCAAGTAGTGCGGCGGCTTCATCTGCTGTTAATCCAAGTTTGTCTAAAACGGCTTGGCGTGCTGCCTGTTTGGCGGCTTGTGCGTCGGCTTCGGCTTTGGCTTCGGCTTGTGAAGTTTTTTGCCACGCTCTAATCGCCGCTTCTTCATCTGTAGTCATTTCGCGGTCAATGCCGTTGTCGTTAATTTTTAGTGCCATAATTTATACTGCCTTTGAATAGCCGTAAATTGCGTAACTACCTGTGATAGTGCCAGATGACGGCGTAAATTGCATACCGTCATACGCTGTAGCGGTTGTGTGCGTAATGTTTGCTACCTCATTGTAAAGCGCAGCGCTTGCGCTATGTTGAGAAGTAATAACGGTTGCGGCGGCGACAAACGGTTGAAATATTTGTATTGTTCCTGCACCTTGACCGCTCGCACTATGCACGAGTAAGCGTCCTTGTGTTTGCGCCGTGTCCTGTTCGCTTCCTGCGACAGTGCTTTGAAAATATCCTCTATTGCGATTGTAATTTGTTGACGCGGCAACGCCGCCTACCCGCATTTTTATATCTATGTTTGCGGTTGTTGAACTTGTATAAATAATTGTCATCAAATAATTTGTATAAGTGCTAGTAAAAACATCGTCAAAACTAAACGACGATACCGCACTAAAACTTGTTTCGGCTTTAACACAAACCAAACCACTAGACGCACCTACCGATTGCCACGCTGCGCCGTCATAATATTGCGTAGCGTTAGTCGCTTCAATATAAGCAAACTGACCTTCGGCAAGTGTTTTTTCACCTGTGCCACCAAACGCCGCATCGCGTGTTGTAGTAGTAGCAAAAACTGGAATACCAGTCCGAGCGCTTATATTCATATTGGCAGCGGTCAAAACCTCGCCTGCTGTAAATGTTGGAACTGATGTCTGTGCATTTGCGCCCATAATTATCCTTTAGTCTAACCTAAAACATTGAGTGCATCAATGATGCCGTAAATTGGGTCATCTAAAATTAGTTCATAAACGATGGTTGTTGGTGCGGTGAAGTACATGACCGAATGGCCGTTGTTGACCGTGATGGTGTGTTCTATGCCTTCGACGCTTAGTTCCTGCGCTAATTGTGTTGTGCCTGATCCGCTGGCAAAGGATTTTTCAATGGTGATCGTGTCGCCTATGTCGACTATGGCGATTGTGTCGCGCTGCGCTGTTGTCAGTTTGTTTAGGTTGGTTCCGACGGCTGTGTAGCGTGCCTCAGGTTCAGGTGATAGTAGATAGTTGGCCAGCGCCAGCGCTGCTGTGTCGTTGTGTAACAGCGAATCTGTGATGCTGGTTGTTTGTATAAAATATTTTGCTTGGCTGGCTGCGTCGTCTGCGATTTGTTGGTTTCCGCCAGCGATGGCGACCGCTGCCCGATTGATGACTTGATCCGCTTCGAATGATATGCCTAATGAATCAAACGGTATGTTTGTTCCGTCATCATGGAAACTGACAACAGGTTGACTAAGTGTGTTGCCGATTCGTGGTTGGAATGTTAGGTCGCCGTCACGGGACATGAACAATCTGCCTTGTTCAGCGTTGTTGATCCGTGTGCAGTATTCAAGAACATTTGTGCCTGCTGGAACTGTGAACGCTGACGCGCCGCCAAGTGTTTGTGTGCCTGTGTCAATGTTGCGTTGCGCTATCGGGAAATCAACTTCGGGCAAATCTAAAACTGCTGACAGTCGAACATTTGATAGTTCCTCTGACACATTGAATTCGTCTAAAAATGTTTGTGCCAATAAATAAAAATCGTCTGCACAATAAACGGTCACTGTGTCAAGACCGCCAAGCGCGAAATTGTAGTCATAGTTAACGATGTAGCCGTTGAATAAATATTCTTTGACATTTGTTGCTGAATATCGTGCTAGTCGCACCTTTCGCATTGGTGCTAAACCTGGTTGCGCTGTTGACGGGTCAAAATATGGACTAAGCGAATCGAACGGATTAAAAATGCCAGTCGTGTCCAGCATGTTCAGCACCATTGTCCCTGCGCTAAATTGGTCGCCTGAATCGCGTCTGCCGCGTTTCACGCTAATCGAATTGATGCCTGTTGTTACATCAGCAAAATTGGTTGTGCCGTCCAAAACATAGGTTGTGTTGTCTAACACGCCTTGCACCGCGTCATCAAGTGTGAACGCGTCTTGAATGAATCCAGTGTCAATTTCTAGGCTGTAGTTACCAGCGCCAACAATTGCAGTGCCTGCCATTATGCGACCTGAATTTGTGCTGGCCCTGCTGACCTGTTGTATGCGCGAATGGCATTGACTACCGCTTGGCCGATCTCGGCGCTAGTCGATAAACCGCCAGTGACATTAACTGTGACATTTCCCATGCCATTACCGCGACCTAATGGCACTACCGCCTCAGGTCCTTTTTCACCAATCAGCGCCAGCGTTGGCGATGTAACTATTCCGCCTTCGGCCAACATAGGTATGTTTGGCACTTCGAAACCTTTGCCACCGAAACCTGGTACCCAATCAGGAAATTTAAACGCCAATTTGCCGATAGTGCTGTTCCACAGTTTGGCAATCGCGTTAAAAATAGATCGATAAATGTTTAAAACACCTGAAATGTAATCTTTTAAAAAATCTAAACTGGCGGTCACGCCATCTTTAATGAAACTAAATACCGCATCGACTGTTTCGCGCACAACATCAAATTTTTTGTATAGCACAACCAGCGCCGCAACAAACGCAACTATGCCCAAAATGACTAGCGCGATCGGATTGGCTGACATAACAAAATTGAACGCAGCCTGCGCGCCTGTGGCGATTTGTGTGGCGATAGTCCAGGCTTTTATGGCAACATTGGCGACCACGATGGCGGCCGCAAAACCGCCAATCACGCCAGCAATAATCAAAAATGTTGTTGTGTTTTCTTGTGCCCATTCCGCCATTGGTTCTAACAATTCCAACAGTTTTTGCAACACGGGCAACAACGCCATTCCGATTGATTCTTTAGTTTCGTCCATCGCTATTTTCATTCCAGCCATACGGCCTTCGAATGACATCGCCGCTGTTGTTGCTGCACCGCCAAACGATGTCGCCAACGCCTCAGTAATTTCCTGCATGCTTGATTCAGAATCAATTACACCTTTAAGCGACGGGTCTAATTTTGTTAGCGCAGCAGTTGACCCGTTATACGCTTTGCCCAATGCCAGCGTGACCGTTTCTAAATCTTTCCCTGTTGCCGCGCTGATGTCTAACGCTGTGTTCATCAAATCTTGTGCAGCCTCAACCGATCCAGTCGACCTAACTAGATTTGACATCGCTGGCCTCAACTGGTCATCAGCGACCGCGAACGCGCGTGACATGCCCGAAATAAAATCCTCATTGGCGGCGATTGCTTCCTCAGTAGCGCCAGCGCTGGTTCGTAACTGTTGCGCTAAAAGTTCCTGCGCTTTTTGATCCTCAGCAGCCGATTTAGTTGCCAAACCTAAACCTGTTGCCAAACCACCCAAAACACCAATCGCAGGCAACATCGCTTTTTTTAACGCAAACGCAGATTTAGCGCCAGCGCCTTCCAACTGTTTAAATTCGGCCATCGCCTTCGATATGCCTTTGCCATCAAATTCGGTGACAATAGGTATAGATACAGCCATTAGTTCAATTCCTTTCGCACGCGTTCCATAAGCCGATCAATTAATGTTTCGACTTCGCCTTCAACTTGGTTTTTGTTTCGTTCCCATGCTGGCCAAACAAACCGTGATGCGGTGCCATATTTGGCGCTTAAACTTTGCACCATTTGACCGCCTTGTCGTGTTGGCACTTTGCCTTTTCCTGACATGTCCAACAGCGCCGCACTAGGGCCTGTGTAACGCACAAAGAATGTCGCCAGGTTTGTTGACGCGCCACGAAATTCCCTAACCTTTTTACCTGATACACCTGACGCAACTTTGTTTTGTTTGTCGCTGTACGGAAACATTTGGAAACCTGACGCTGTTGTCCATTTGCGCGCCATGCCTGATAACGGTGCCGATTTAGGCAATTTGGCTTTTATGTCGTTTGTGACTGGTGCGGTGATCTGTTTAAAATCTTTTGTTAAATCGCGGCGCGCCTGTTTGTCAATGCTGTTTAATACGCGCAACGCATCTTTGACACCAACAACTGTTGTGCTAGCGCTAATGCTGTCAGCCATTTCGGGCCTTGCGTTCTTTGTTGATCAATTCAATGACCGTGTTCATATCGTCGATCTCAAACGATATTTCAGCAGGCCAAAAACCAGTCGCCACAAGTATCTGCGCTAATCCGTAGCGGTATGAACCGCGCCTACTTTTGGGTCATTGACCGCCATTGGCAAACAAGACTTCAACGATTTTAAATAATCGTCAAATACCGCTGGCACGACAACACCTGAAAGTTTTGATGCTTCGTAAGCCAAATACGCTAAATCCTCTTGCCCGATAGCGCTGCCAAGTTCTGATGCTTTGCGCTTGTATTTGCGTTCCCATAGAACAGTCGTGAACAATGTCGTTTCGACTGTGACTGGATCGCTTCCGTCTAGAAATTGCACTTCTAGTGATAATTGCATTAGTTGCCTTTCTCGGTACAGCCTTTATAAGACTGGCTTGTTTTGTTAGTTTTCAGCGGCCAATGCCGCGCGATCATGCGACCGCTTTAGTCAATACGCCGCCAGTAAATGTCAGCGTGATTGTCGACAGTTCGCCAAGTGATGCGTTGATCGGTGTGTGCGATTCAAGGTAAGCGCCTGTCAGTGTGTAGATCGGATTTGTTGCCGATGCGGCACCTGTTGCTGGTGCAAGCACAATGTTTGTTTGAATACCGACCAAACCGTAGATTGTCGCCTCAGTTTCTGACCCTGCGTACGATTGATAAAGTTCAATTTCGACGCTGTTGTTTTGCAACGATGTGACTGCTGCGCCACCAAACTTGCGTGCTGTGTCACCAAACGCAGTTGTTTCTAGTTGTTCGTAAACATAGTTCAATGTTGCGCTGGTGCATTGGTCACGCAAATCAACGCTGTTGATGGTCACATTCGGATTGCTGAGATAAACACTTGTCGCCATAATTTATTCCTTTTCGTTTGTGTCTTTAGTTTTAGCAGGTTTTTTGACGGTCTGTGTGGATATATGGCCGCCTTCGACTAGCGCTTCAATGTTTACGCCATCTAGATCGTCGCTGGTGACAACATCGCCAGGTTTAAAACCTGCAAGTCTTGCCGATGTAACTATGTAATTTGCCATGTTTGTTTCCTATGCCGTTTGTGCTTGAACATTTGCGGTCACTTCGTAACTTGGATATTCAACGCCGCCTATAAGCGTACTAGTCGGTCTGCCATCGGTAACGGCAATATTGGCCGCTAGCACCTTCGACATAATGTTCAATAGCGATCTTTGCGCGTCTAGGTTGGCTGGCCCTAGTGTGATGATTTTGACTGGAAACATTAATTTGACGATGTTGTAGTTCCAAGCATCAAATGATGGCGCGTCTATGAACACGCATGGCGGCACAAGGTTTCTAGGGTCATTAACTACCTGCAAGCCGCTAACGGCTGTCAGCGTGGCTGTCAGATCGTCTAGCGCCTCATTAAACAAATCGGTGAATGCAACGGGCATCAGGCCACCTGTGGGCGATCAACACCTAACAATTGTTTAACCAATGGCGACAAACCGTTTGTTGATCCTGTAGCCATGCCATCAAATGATGCAAAATCTGTTATTGATCCGCGTTGGCGGTACAGCGCGCCACCATACATGACGGTTGCTAATTTGACATCTTGGCTTGGCACAGTTGTCAGCGAATCAAAATATCCGACTTCTTGCCTTCGGCGATAACAAAACGCATTTGAGGCCGCTGCACAAATCGTTAGAAATGTTGTGTCGCCTGCCGTCGCTGTGCCTATGCCGATCCAATCCTCGATGTCTGTTGCTGTGATCCATGTGCAGACCTGCGTGTATGTGACAACACCTGAATAGTCTGCAACAAATTCAACTGCTGTGCCTGTGCATGCGTACAGCAGTTGGTTTGGTACGGCAACATTTGTGTTGTATAGAAATTCACCAGTTTCAGCGTCAACGCCTTCGAAT